GCTCTCTATGAAAATGATGATGATCCTGAAGCTGCTGCTAAAGCGATTACATTATATAAATTAGAAACTGCTAACGATAGAGGTGAATCTAACCCTAAAGAAGCAGCTAGAACAGTTACTACTCGTAGGAAAACATCAGAACCTACTGGTAATAGTAAAACAAAGTGGTCTGAATCTAGAGTAAGAAAACTTTCTGGACAACAGTGGGAAAAGTTCTCAGATGAAATACAGGAAGCTATATCTTCAGGAAACTTTGATTATGACGAAAGTGGTGCTGCTAGGTAATTTTTTACTTGACAAGTATTTTTCAATATGATATAATACGTCATCACTTAATAGAGTTTATTTACCCCTTTTATTAGGACAACTAAATAAACTTTCACTACCCATAAGTAAAAGGTACACCATTTTGAATTGGCCCCCTTTTTGGATACCCAAGAATAAATGCCCCTGAACTTATTTATAGCCAACATAGGAGATAATTAATGGCTTTTAAGACAGCTGCTGGTTATGGAAACCTGTCGAATGGCAACTTCTCACCTGTAATTTACAGTAAGAAGGTTCAGTCGGCATTCCGTAAGAACAGTATATGCGAGGACATTACCAATAGTGATTACTTTGGTGAGATCGCAAATTTCGGTGATACAGTGCGTATCATTAAAGAACCAGAAATCACAGTTAAAGAGTATGCTCGTGGAACTCAAGTAACTCCACAAGATCTTGAAGACGATGATTTCTCACTCGTTATCGACAAAGCTAACTACTTTGCATTTAAGATCGATGACATAGAAGAAGCTCACTCTCATGTGAACTTTGAATCAATGGCAACTGATCGAGCAGGATATCGCTTGAAAGACCAGTTTGACCAAGAAGTTCTAGGTTACTTAACAGGTTTCAAACAAGCTACGCTTAGTGCTAATGCTGGAACCGCACGAGTAGCTGCTGATAAATCAGGTACTGACCCTATTGCAGGAGCAGCAGCCAACGGTCTATTAGCATCTATGTTAATCGCTCGTAACAGCTTTGTTTCTGGTGGTGCTGCTACCGACTCAATCGCAACCCATGCAGATGGATCTACTGGTGAAGCAACTCCCTTGGAAGTGTTAAACCGTATGGCTCGTTTACTCGATCAGCAAAATGTTGACCGTGATGGACGTTGGGTTGTTGTCGATCCAGTATTCGCTGAACAGCTTAATGACGAAAACTCTAAACTATTGAATAACGATTTCTCTTCTGGTGACAAGGACATTCTTAGAAATGGACGTATCATAAGCGGATTGATTCGTGGTTTCAGAGTTTATATGTCAAACAACCTTCCTTCAGTAGGAACAGGTCCAGCTACCATTGATACTAATGGTTCAAGCGCACATTATGGTGCTATTGTTGCTGGTCATGACTCTGCTGTTGCAACTGCTTCGCAGATTGAAAAGGTTGAATCTTATCGTGACAATGACAGCTTTGCTGACATCGTTCGTGGTATGCATCTGTATGGTCGCAAAGTTCTTCGTCCTGAAGCACTTGTTCGCGCTCACTACAACATAGCAGGTTAAGGGGAATAAATCATGGCTACTTATGATATGACAAGCTCCTCTACTACAGGCGTAGGAGCAGACAGCGTTGCGATTCTTCCAGGTCAAAACACCCACCATTTCATGTACAATGTTGAGGCTTATCTTGACATTGATGACATGGTTGCAAAAGGATACTCAGGAGCAGATGGAGATATCTTTCAACTTCTAGAAATACCAGCAGGAGTACTTATACTTAATGCTGGTGCAGAAGTTATGAAAGCATTTAACTCTTCTGTAACTGCTGATATCGACTTTGCAGCAGGTGATGACATTATTGATGGTGCAGACGTAACATCAACAGGTTTCTGTGCAAAAGGTACGAACGGTCAAACTAACACTGTTGTTGGTTCAGCTGCTTCAACCTACACACAATTTGTAACAACTACTGATACAATTGATGTTTTGTTAGCAGGAGCAGCACCTTCTACTGGAAGGATTCGTGTCTATGCTACACTCATTGATTGCAATGAAGCTGGAGCAGAAGCATCCTCCGCTGCGAGAGATGCGTTAGCGTAAAGTATTGTGGGGTAGTTTCTTTAATTAGGGCTACCCCCTTCTTTAATTTGGGCGAGATATGGCTACAACATTTTTAACATTAGTTAATGATACACTTAGACGTTTAAATGAAGTTGAGTTAAGTGCAACTGATTTTCCTAATGCTTCTGGTTTTCGCGCTCAAGTTAAAGATGCAGTAAATGCTTCCTTACAAGAAATATCCCAAAAAGAATTTGAGTTTCCTTTTAATTTTAATTCTGCTTCTCTAACCTTAGTTGCAGGTACAGCAGAGTATAGTCTTGCTACTGATTTTAAAATAGCAGATTGGGATAGTTTTCGTATTGCTAAAGACGATAGTCTTAATGCTGATGCTAAAATACTAAAATTAATAAACTATGATACATTTCTAAGTAGATTTTATCAAAGAGATGGTAATGCAACATCGGAAGAATATACAACACCTGTGTATGTATATAGAACCTTATCTAATAAAGCTGGATTTACTCCCATACCTGATGTTGCGTATACAGTAAATTATAACTACTTTGCCTACTCCTCTGATTTATCTAGTGCTACAGATACTATGACTGTTCCCGATCAGTTTAAACACGTTGTTATAGACGGTGCATTATATCACACTTATATGTTCAGAGATAACTCACAACAAGCAGCTATAACCAAACAGAAGTTTGAAGAAGGTATAGATCGTATGCGTACATTATTAATTAATAGATTTACTGATGTAAGAGATACGAGAGTAGGGAGACTTCTTGCAGTTCCACATGGTAACCTATAATGGCTGATGCGTTAAAAGACGTAACGGTATTATCTCGTGGTGGTTTATTTACAAACGAGGATGCTTTAGCTCTAGCTGGATCTAATCCAGGTGCAGCAGTTCGTATGTTAAACATGGAAATATCCCAATTTGGTGGTTACAGAAGAATTAGTGGATATGCAGACTACGACTCAACCTATGGTACTGTTGCTGGTTCTGGTAACGTAATAGGCTTATGGATACTAGAAGGTGTACCTTATGCAGTCAGAAGAAACTTAAAAGATAATACAGGATCACTAGGCACTAACCCTTTTGTTGTTACTAGTGGTAGTCCTACAATAACTGTAACACATAGTAGTCATGGTTTATCTGTAGGAGATAGAGTAACATATGCAGGATCATCTGCTGTTGGAGGTATAACACCAAACTCAGTAGAAATGGTTATTGCCTCTGTAGTTAATGCTAATAGTTATACAGTTAATTTTACCTCTAATGCTAGTTCTGGTGCTACTGGTGGAGGTGGTTCAGTAACATTTACAGCAAACAATGGAACTCAGACATTAGGATCTAATCCTTTTAGTGTATCAAATACAAGTGCTACCATAACAGTTGCTCATACCTCACACGGATTAGTTGTAGGAAACTATGTAACTTTTTCTGGTAGTGATGCAATAGGTGGACTTACTCCTAATGCTGTAGAGATGAAAGTTGTTACAGTTCCTGATGCAAATAGTTATACTGTTACCTTTACATCAGCAGCTACTTCTACGGTTAGTGGTGGAGGTGGGTCTTCAGTAACAGCAAACTATAGTAAGTTTTACAGTGTATGGAAGTATACATCTACAGGATGGACAACGGTAGTATCAAACATATCATCTGTCAGTGTAGATAAATTAAGACATAATATGAACTCCTTTACTGGTACTGAGGCAGTTATTATATGTGATGGTGCTAACAGTCCTAGCAAGTTAAGTGGATCAACATTTTCCGTTCATCCAACAGGAGGAGATTACAATCCTACAGGTGCTTCTTTCACTACCGATTTTAAAAATCATCAATTTTATGCTGGATTTCCTACAACAGGATTGGGTCCAAATATACTCCTATTTAGTGAGCCTAATGATGATGATGCATTTACCAACAGCGGTGGATCAGGTAACATTAATGTTGGATTTAATATTACTGGGTTAGCAAAGTTTAGAGATGCACTATATATATTTGGTAAAACTAAAATAAAAAAATTAACAGGATCAGTAAAAGCAGATTACGTTCTTTCAGAAGTAACAGACAATATTGGATGTATTGCTACTGACAGTATTATTGAGTTAGGTGGTGACGTATTATTTCTAGCATCAGATGGTATACGCCCTATTCAAGGTACTGCTAGAATTGGTGACGTTGAGCTTGAAACTGTTTCTAAACCTGTACAGCAACTATTACAGGACTTACCTAATACACATAATCTAAGTAATATGACTTCTGTTGTTATTAGAAATAAATCGCAGTTTAGATACTTCTTTCCTTCTACTAGTACAGCAGCAGCAGATACAGCAGGTATAATAGGTGGACTTAGATTTGCAGATAGAAGAGTAGGTTGGGAGTTTGGTGAGTTACTAGGTATAAGAGCATTTGTAGCTACTAGTGGTTTGATAAATGACGTTGAAGTTGTTCTTCATGGTGATTTAAATGGAGAAATATATAGACAGGAATCTGGTAGTACGTTTGACAGTTCTGATGTTGTAGCTGTTTATGCAACACCTTTTTTATATTTTGACTCTACAGAAAAACGAAAAATATTTCAACATATAACTTTATTTAGTAGACCAGAAGGATCATCAACTATAAACTTAGGTATTGCATATGATTGGGATGATCCAAATGTACCTGATCCAACTACATATTCTTTAACAACAGCAGGATCATTGTCTAGGTATACAACAACAGCTAGTACATTTGATGCTACATTTACATATGATGGATCTTCTAGTCCTATACTAGAGTCTAATATACAAGGATCGGGTAGGGCGATCTCATTAGCTATAACATCAACAGGAACACAGGCTCCCTATAGTATAGCAGGTTTCTCAGTAACATATCAGGATGCAGGATACAGATAATGGCAGGATATACCAGACAATCTTCAGCACAAATAGTTAGCGGTGAGGTTATATCAGCAGCACCA